TTTTAATAGATTCTACTCCATCAATGTTGGTTATAAGTGTTGATAATTCATTTATATCGATATATTGACCTAGTGTTGATTTTTGTCTATTAAAATAATTTCTAATAACAGTTATAACATCTGATAAAATTCCAGAAGACGATTTTCTAGAATTTGCAGATTTATAAACATTTAATTTACTAAGATTTAAATCTGTTATTGTTTGAGTTTTATATGGTGATTTTACATAAAAATCAAATAACATATAAACTGGATCTAATGGAACAACTTGTGCAGTTAGTGTTTTATTGCTTTCAATTTCAGATAGAATATATTCTTTTTGAGATGATGTTATGTATAATTGTGAATCATTCAAAGGAATAGCATAAAAATACACGTTATTAAAATTACAACTATTTGCAAATTTAATTTGATTATATAATACTCTACCTTCAAGTTGTGGACTATTTAAACCAATATCATAAAGATATTTTATATGACCTTTTAAATAATCATCATTATTAACAACATATATATTAGAAAATATATTATTGAAATTTTTTGATATAAAATTTTGATAATCATTAGCAGTTACTAATCTTTGCTGAAAACTAAAATTTTTAGGAGCATTTTTTCTTATACTTTCAACTGATTCCTCATCTTGATATGGATTTGATGGATAATTGTTAGTTATACTAATATTTCTTAATTGGTCAGAACTTAATGTATATTGTATTTGTGGTAATGTATCATTTAATATTTGACCATAATATATGCTATTATAAAGTGAAAAATTATTAGAACTTAAAGAATTTATTGATATTGTTGTTGAATTTGTGTTTATATTTAAATAATATAATAATACTTTATCGCCAGTTTGTAACTGTTTACCATTAATATCATCTCCAAATTTAATTTCATAATTTTTATTTGGATTGTATCTTAATTCAAAAACTTTATCTGTTGAATTATTTAAAAATAAATTTTCAGTTTTTTCCCATTTTTCCCATTTATTTGTTAATGAATTATAAACATAAGCAAATATATTAAAATGATCAACAAATGTATTACTTCCTAAATTTAGGAATAAAACTTCATTGCTTATACCGTTAGCAGTATATATTGGATATTCTGTGAATTTACCCTCATATAAGAATAAATCAGAATTTAAATTTTGAAGTTGAATTGCACCTGTTGATGTATTTGTAAATAAAATATCTTTTGGTAAAGAAAATTCAGTACCACCTACTGTAATATAACTGTATCTTGGAATTACATAATTTCCAACTGGTAATGTTGTTGAGGTTATACTGAAATCAACATTTTGTGTAATTTTACCGATTGGATTATAATTTAAAAGTTTAACAATTCTATTCATATTCTCATATATTTGAGATTCTGACGAAGTTTTATTTAAATAGTATAATAATGTACTAAACGAATAACTGATAACATCAATTATAGCTGCTAAGTTAGAACCTTGATAATTTTGATCAGTAAAAATTTGCCCATCATTTAATTTTTGAATTATTAAGTCTCTAACGCTAGTAGCTTGAAATGCTACATAATCTGTATTGTTAATGTTTTGATTATTCATCCTTAATAATTATCTTAAATAATAATTTGTCCTCCGATTTGTGCCATTATTTTCAATATATTTTGTTGTGGTATATCTTTAAATTGATATACTAATATTATTCCATATCCTGCACCAAGTTGCTGATCTGTTGTAAAATTGAAATTTAATGATGATGGATTTGTTTGCACATATACTTTAATAACCTCAATTCTTGGCTCATAATTAATTATTGCGTAATTTATATCATTACCTATAATTTGAGCACGAGACTGTGATACTGGTTCAAATAGATATTGTTCCAATGAAGCACCAAAATTAGGGTCTAACAATTTTTGTCCTTTTCTTGTAGTAAAAATATTTCTTATTGAGTTTTTAACAGCATTTATATCAGTATCAACTAAAATATCACTTGAGTTTTTTGGGTTGTTACCCAACCCTATATTTTTTTCAATATCTAAATCTAAGTGTAAATCGACATAAACAGGAGCTTTACCCTGTACTTGGTTTGATACTACAGTTTGGTTAGAATTTACTTTTTTTGGTAAAAATAAATTATTTAGGTCGATTGTTGCCATCTCAGTTGTAAATATACTTATAGTATATGACTAAGTTTAATAAATTTAATACGCTTTTAGAGACAGCTTTCTCTCATTATTCAAATGGTGGATTCAGAGAAGGTTCACCTGTAAGACTGAAGAAAACCTTTTTATCACACCCATATTTCAAAATGCATTATAGCGGTGATGAGGTTTTTACTAATTTTATCACTGATTTGATTGAAAGAGAATATTTTTTCTTTATTAAAAGAGTAGTTGGTCATGGTTCAATGCAGGATGTTAAAGATGCTAATGACAATGAAGGTGCTGGAGATGCATTCCTCTTATTGAAGATGGACCCAAGAACTGTTTCAACAAACAGTGAATTAGCAGAATTTACAGTTCCAGCAGATTTCAGTATTGTGGAAGTTTTAAACTTTGGTGTAAACTTGCCACCAGTACAAGGTGTTAAAAATAAGTACGAATTGCCAATTGGTGATCAAAAACCAGCACCTGTAAAGATTGATATTACTATTGGTAATCAACCAACAGATAACTCTTTACCTACAGCTAACGTAAAATTAAAGTAAAGCACTTTCAATTGCTATAATACAGCAATAAAAGTTAATTTCGTGATCAGCTACGAAATTATCTCTGTATATATGCTCACCTAGCTCTAAAATTATCCTCTTTTTAATCGGATCTTTTAGAGTTTTGTTACTAAAGAAAAATTCTAAAAGTTCTTTCATCAGATTTTGGTAGTCTGAACCAAAATTCTTCTCTTCATTGATTGAAAATTTCCTTATTTCTGTGGAATCTTTCTTTGCAATTAATAAATCATATACTTTTTCAGATATATTTTTAATATCATCGTTTTCACTTATTTGAAGTGTACCTGTAACAGAAAACTTCTGAAGATCATTGATAATTCTTCTTAAATCTGGATGTTTTGAATTAATAAATTCAACAAGTTTATCCTTATCAGAATCTAAAATTTTTATATTTTCATTCTTTAAAATCTTGCAACATCTTATAATCGAATCAGTTGGAGATGGTTCAATCTTAAACATCAAACATCTAGATTGAATTGGTTCACATATTCTAGCTATATAGTTTGCTGTTAGAATAAATCTGGTAGTTCCAGAATATTCCTCCATAACACTTCTAAGACTCCTTTGTGCCTCATTCGTTGTCCCGCAAAACTCATCAAGAATGATGACCTTCTTTTTACCATCCAAAGAAGAAGTCTGAGAAAAATTAGTTACCTTATTCCTTATGGTATCAATACCATTTTCATCTGATGCATTGATATAAAGATATTGACATTTTAAGATATCTTTTACTAAAATCTTAGCTAGGGTAGTCTTACCTGTGCCTGGATTTCCATAAAGAAGCAAATGAGGAGTATCTTCGTTAATCTCTGAAAAGAACTTCCTATTCTTTTCAGAGAGAACCAAATCTTCTAATTTTGTAGGTCGATATTTCTCAACCCATAACTGGTCATACAAACTCATCCTTTAATCATAAAGGATTAGTTAGATTTGTCAACCATTAATCAAGGTTCTACCATCATTAGAACTATAACTAGCATGAACCTGAGTTTGATTCTGATTGGATTGACTTGCTCTGGCTGCTGCTGCCTGAATAAGAGATAAGATTGAATGAACTTCGGAAGTTAAAACTTTGTAAGTACCTACATTTTCAATTGTAATAGTTGTTGTCATATGATAATATTTAGGTAAATATATTTGCATGTCAACCGATCACGAAATAAATGATATTATAGAACAACTTAAGGCTGATTCTGTTCCAGCACAACCAAAACCTGCACCACCTGTAGAAGAAGTAAACGATTCAAATGTTGGAGAATATGTTTATAAGAAATCAGCAGAACTTGTTGAATCTACGCTACATGCAGTAGAAAATTTAAAAGATAGTGTTATGTCAGGTAGTGATCCTAGAGAAATTGCAGCACTTTCTCAACTTATAAATTCTGCAACTAAGGCATTAGACCAATTAAATAAAATTAATATACAAAACAAGCAAAATAAAAACAATATGGAAATGAAAAAGCTTGAAATTTCAGCAAATGCTGAAAGACCACAATTACCAAATATGACAAATGTATTTGTTGCTACTCGTGATGAAATCATGAAGCAAATTTATGAAAAACCAAGTAAAAAAGTACAAAACTTGGATTTAATTGAGGGTGAATTTACTAAAGAATAACAGAGTAAAATAGTTTATATTAAGAATGTCCCCGAAAATTATTTCGGGGACATTTTTTTTTGTAAAAGTACAAAAAAAGTGTCCCTACCCATAGCAATCTGGATAGGGACTTTATCTTTTCTAGTTAAAAAGAACTTAGAGGTAGTTCTGAGTTGCGCCGTTTCCGACGAAGCTCTGACCAAGACCTTTTACTATGATGATGTGGTAGTATAAGTTTGCACCAAAGATATGGTCAACTACACCGTAACGTGTCATAAGACCTACTCTTGGAGCGAAGTCATTAGGACCAACGGTGCGCTGGATCATAACTGGGATGTATGGACAATATACAATACCTGTATCATAGTATTCAGTTCCTTTATAACCTAAGAGGGCATATTCGAGTGCGTTTGCTCTTTGACCTTGGAGATACTGTGAATCAGTACGTGTGTCGCGGTAAACTGTGAAACGACCACCGAGTGTTCCAACTTTGGCAATGCCTGTTGGCTGGGTGTTTACATTTCCGTTTACTGGCATCCACTGAAACTCTGGCAACATTTCAAGAATTGCACAAACACGAGGAGTTGCGATAATGAAATTAGCGGTTCCTCTGCGGTTGCGGATAGCAACACGGTTTGCTTCTACAATAATCTTGGAATAGAAGTCACGGTTTCTCTCACCCAACCAACGTGCGTCGGCTGACTGAGCGTACCAATATGAGTATCCATTAGGGCTACCTGCGTTGAGACAGACCTGAATCATTCTGATAACCATTTCACGGTCGATTTCTGCCTGAATTTCATATGACATTGCATTTGTTAATTCAGAATCGATATCGAGACCATTCATGTTCTTCAAGTCTTGTTCAAGTTCTACTGACCAACGAGCAGCGAGACGGCGTGTGCCAGCTTCAACTGCTGTCTTTGAGAACTCAACAACAACTTGTGGAATATTACCAGTTAATTCATAGTTACTTAAAAGCGCAGCAACACCAGTGTCTTGAGCAGCAATATCAAAGTCACCAGCTGCACTACCAGAGAGACTCTGGAAGTATGCAGAACTTGTGCCTGTGAATCGTGTATCAAGGTACTGATATCCTAATTCAGCTGGTTTTCCACCGTCGATAGCTTCAAGATATGATCTATCTCCGTTGTTTCCTGTCTGAACAGAACCTGTTGCATAACCATCGATGCCATTAGCACCGAGGGATTGCGCCTCATAGCGGTAACGTAAAGCAAATGCTAAACCGACTGGGCCACTCATTGGCTGTACACCGACGATCTCGTTTGTGATAAGTTCAGGGAATGTACGACGAACCATTGGTATTAAAACCTTTGGTAAGCGTGAATCACCTTGTGCATATCTATCTGATGAAAACGCAGAAGATGCTTGTTGTGGACTTCCGAAGACACCACTGCTACCAGCGGTATTTGCTTCTTCGATACACCAGCGTTCCTGGTTTTCCATGAGAATAGCGGTTGTGAGACGAGCGTGTTCGTTTTCGATTGCTGCAACCTTATCGGATGTATAATCGAGAACTGGAGCCCACTTTTCTACCAACTGCTGAGCACGAGAACGATCAATGTAGCCTGTTGATGGGTTAACATTTCTCATAATTTTATAAATTACTCCTATGGATGAATACTGTGAGATTAATTAATAGCCTAAATTATTTCTTTGCAGAATAACTTTCGGTTTTCTTTAACTCACTCAGATATCCGTTAACTGGATTATTCCAGTTATTTTCCGTTACTGACTCAGTAACAACTGAACTTGTAGGAACCTTTGCATCTCTGGTTTTAGCAGAAAGCTTAGCTTCTTTAACAAGTTCAGATGCAGTGTCTATTTCACTGCGTTCGAACATCTCAACAACATAGTTAAAATTCTCTTCAATATAAGAACTGTCCTTGTCGTTTAACAATTTAACGATAAAATCTTTTTTAGCTGTTGGCATACCCTTGGTCTTGTTTTCAATGATCAAGGTAGACTCAGCTGATTTAAGCTTCTCTAAGAGAGCTTCATTTTCTAAGTAAGACTCGTTAAGCTTAGAATTAAGCTCATCGATAGCCTTTTTTCCTTCATTGATTGCTGACTTGATTCCTGAATCAACTGATTCTGGATCAATTCCGACAATCTGACGGATTTTGTCAAGCTGTGTACGTGCATATGTGTTTGTAACAGCTTCTTGTAATTGGTTTTGTGGAATAGCTTTATCTAAAGCTACATCCAAGAAAAGACTAACTTCGTTAATCATTTTCTTTGAGAAATTTTCTGCCTTTTCATGTAAAGCTTTCTTGTAGAAATTTGAAAGCTTGTTTAATTTTGTTGTGTGATCAACATTGATTGCTTCAACAACTTGGCGAAGTTTGTTGGTGTGATCATTATCAATTGCTTCTAAAAGTTTTTCTAATTTATTAGCATGATCAACATCTTGTGATGCTAATGCACTTTCTAATTCTAATTTTAATCTGGATTCAACCTTTTCGTTAACAGTATTTTCAAATGCTTCAACAATAGCTGTTGCGGTTTCTTCGCTGATTACATTCTTATCAATATTTTCTAGAATGGCTTTTAAATTCTTCATATTCGTATAATAACTTATCCTTATTTAGATCCCTTTTTGGAAACTTTTTTTAAATTTTGATTTTTTCCCTTTTTAAAATTAAAAGATTCCTTTTCTTTTTTGGAAACTTTCTTGCTTCCTTGCTTATCAACTAGTTGCTTTTTTACTTTGTTTTTGATTTTATTTTCAATAACTTTTTCAAGAGTTAAGTTTGCGTCAGAATAATTCTTCTCACATACTTGTGTTAAGAACTTAGATATTAGTTTGCGAATTTCCATATATGTTAATTACTTATCTCGATATTGTTCAATTAATAGTTTTTTAATGCATTTATGAAAGTAATAAATTGCTCTCTTAAATAATTATCAACATCTTTTTTAGGAAGTTTTGATATTCCTTTTTCAAAGGAATCATAAAATGTTTCTAATTCTCCATTATCTTTTAATACCCATTGTTTAGATTCTAAAACACCATTAACAAATGCTGTAGGAACTGATGGATCGGCAACAACGTCAATTGCAACAAGTCTAAAATCAGAAACAGTATTAACTCCGTTTTTTTCATCAACTCTACCAAGTGCTCTTGATGAAACACCAAGTTTTACACCATCCATAATTAATGAACGAACAACTTGACCAACTGGTGTTGAAAGAATTTTTGATTTACCTTCAAATATATTTCCATTTTGTTTTAAATCAGTGACCATATGACAGGCACGTTCTAAATTAATTTCGGGAGAAGTTGGATGATTAAGCTCACCAGTAGCACGATTTTGTTTAATCATTTCTTTATCATATCGTGAAACTTCTCTAACCATTTCTTCTAAAGGATAAACACGCTTATTTCTATTTGCCTCATTAGCCATTAAAAATGGACCTTTGATAAACATGTTTGAAGGGGTATTTCTATTTTGCTCTTCTATTAAATACTTAAGCTCATATGTTGGCTGTTCTACTAAAAGGCTATATACATTACTCATATTATAATTACTTATAATCTACTTATACATTTTTTTGATTTTTCACTAGTTTATTTTAATTTAAATGTTTTTCATTTAAAATTAAAAATGTATAACCCTTTTCTTTTGACCATTTTCTAGCAGCTTCCCATTTTGAAAGATTTACGGCATATTGAATTTTTTCGTATAAAACCGTTTGTGGTTTTTTCTTTGTAGAAAATGTTGGAGGTTTTGTTTGATTTTCTGGTTTAACTTCTATTAATATTTTTTTTATTACTCCAGTTCTATCTTTTAATGATGCAACCAAATCTACGAAATATCTATGAACTCTTCCATCTTTAGGTGAAACATAAGGTATAACCACGCTTTCTCTGCCCCACGATAATATATTTGGATTATTGTCCAAGTATCTAAATGATTTAAGTTCTAAACTAGATCTGTATATTATTGGTACTGATCCTGTATATTTTTTAGGATTTGTTGGTGTATAAATCCCTTGTATATATTTTTTATTTTTTTTCATACTGATTTAAATTGTCAAAATAAATGAAAATTAATTCACCTATTTCGACAACTCAAAAACAATTAACCCAAGAAAAATCTTGTAGGATCTGTATCTATCATTGACGATATCAGTTCCTTTTCAAGATCTTGTTTTTCTTGTTCGCCTTGTCTTTGAACATCTGCATAGTTTACTGTTTGATTTCCAAACAGTACGCTACCAGAAAACTTACCTCTAACATGTCCTAGTGTTATTTTACATAACGCTAGAACATATCTATAAACCCACAACTGACTTACAATATCTTTAATAGCTTTTTGAACCTTACAACCAATTAAACCATAATATGGTGATAATAGATAATTTGGTTCTGGTATTAATTTTAAAATTTGTGTTTCGGGGTAAAATCTAACATATGGTTTTAATGCTAATACTTTTTCTCTAGTATCAATCCAAGTTTTTAATGCTTGCCATGTAATAAGATCATATCCAACATTACCAAGTAAGTTACCGAAATAAGCTTGCTGTGCAATTGTATTTTCAATTGTAAAAAGGGTGTTTACTCCAGAGTTGTTACCTTCTTCAAATGAAAATATATCAATTACTTTTCTATATGCATTCATATCATAATCCCAACCTACAGAATTTGAAACTGCACTTAAATCTTGTCCAAGTGTTGCGGATGCATCTGGAGTTTTATAAGCATAACCTGAAACTAATGAATATGTTGAATCTGTAGAATTATATAAATCTGGTGTAATATTAATTAATTTGTCAATTCTTAATCCAACACCTGTTGTATAAAGATCTGATCTAAAAATAAGATATTCTTCGGTCATACCTGCAAATTTTGTAAAAAATTCACAAGCAAGATCAATATTTTCATATATTTGATCGTTTGATAATTCAACTTGAATTAAAGGTTCACCCAAAGCTCTTTTAACTCTTAATGCCAATGCATCATAACTAGTTATTTTTGGGGAAAAGGTCATTGACCCATAATATTGATTTGGTAAAACTGACATAAATATATTTACCAAATAAATTGTTACTATTGATGATTTATTACCCTGATGCCACTAATACATGGCTTTTGCATATCAATTGCCCCCTGATATGCGCTTAAAAATGGAATATGACTATCTCTTGAAAGAAGACTGTAACCTGCCTCATTTTCTACTATAACATCGATATATCCTACTTCATCTGAATTTAAATTTAAATTTAAAAGTATATAATTTTCAGTTTCAATTGTATAATTGAAAAAATTAACAGCATTAAATGGTGGATTGTAAGCAGATAAATTTATTATTCCAGAAAATGGATCAAATAATGATGATGTATCTGAAAGTAAATTTGGATTTGATGCACTTAAATAAACATTTCTAATATTATAGAAACTTGCACCTGTAATAATAGCATTTGTATTTCTAACTATTGCTAAATTATTAACAAAGACATATGGATATACATCTTCTATTTTTGGTTTAGCATATATTATTACCTCATCCATGCAATTAAGCTGCTGGTGCTGGTCCACCCGCTTCAGGTGCTACTGGTGGTGCTTCTCCACCCGCTGCTTCACCTGCTGCACCTGCTGCACCTGCTTCTCCTCCAAAGTTTGGAATTTCTGATGCTGGTGTTCCAGAAGTTCCTCCTGCTGGAGTTTCACCACCAAGTGCTGATCCTCCACCACCTTCAAATGGGTTTCCACCTGTTGATCCAAGTTGTCCTGCTGCTTGTTCTGCTGCTTGAATGTGTTCTCTCCAGTTTGGTCCAGTTTGAGCAATCTGTTCAAGTTCCCATCTAAGGGCTGCATCTTTTCTTAACCATGCCATATTTTCACTAATCTTGGCATCATTTAATCCAAGATAATGACGTTGAGCAAATGTCTTGGATATTGATTCATTCTGAGAAAGATTATTAAAGTTGTTATATTTTAATTCAAATTCCTGATTCTTTCGCATTGCGAAATAGTTGGAAGGAGGATTAAAATGAATATCAAAATAAGATTCATGTAATTTATAATTTTTCCACCATTCTCTTAATTTTAAATGGGTAACAAATGCTTGTTTTAAACCTTCTGCAATTTGAGATTGAAGACGAACTATAAATTTTGCAAATCTTAATTCTTCCCTTAAAATCTCAGCACCGTCTTTATACATATCATCTGGATTCATTCTAGATGATGGAACTTTAAGACTCTTATATAATTTTTTAACAAAGTATTCCAAATCTTCAATCTTACCAAGATTTGCACCACCGTTCATTACTTCTACATCACTTCCAGTTTCCCCATTTCTACGAGCAAACCAGAAAGCATCAAGCATTGATTGTGGATCATATATATTACCAGCACCTTTTGCTGATTGAGAATCAAAAGTTTTCTTTGACCAATATGATTGCATGAGTTGTCTTAAATATGCTTCAGCTTTTGCTGGTGGCATATTACCAACATCAATTTTGAATTTAAGACGCTCTGGAGCACGTACCATTCTATAAATAACAACAGCATCTTCAAGTAGTGATACTTGTTTGTATGCACGACGAGCATTTTCAACAAATGGAATTCTGATTGTCATGTCTTCATTCCACATTCCAGAATTTATATATGTAATCTGATTCCCTTGGAAGGTTAAGAGTTGTTGCTGTAAAGAATTTGCTTGTGAATTTTGAATTGGTTGTGGACTATTGGCACTTTGTGGACCTTGTTGTAATGATATAGGTTTTTGGAAAATAAAATTTTCAATAACATTGTTTTGGATGTTATCATAAACTGGATTTATTAATTCACCAGGCACATTTAACACACCAATTATTCCTAATTCTTTTTTCTTTTCGTGAACTACATTTTCAAAAAATAATTCACCTTCAATTAATAGTTGTCTGCAATATCCCCAACCTTTATGCTCCAAATCAAATATTTTAATAAACTTATAAAACTCTTTTTCAATCTCTGCTCTTTCGTTAGAATCTAATTTACCAAATGATGAAAATGCAAGCTTTAAAGCTTTGTCTTGATCATCCATGTTTATGAATTCATCACATATTTCATCTAAACAATCAGAAATTTCAGCATAAGCTGCCATTCTTCTGTACTCAGCAATTCTTCTTATTTTATCTGTATCTACACTAGCATAAATGTATTTGTGATAAGCATGATCTGATGAAAATGAGCCAGGATTATAGTTATCATTAAGACGCATTGAAGGTCCAGTAATAACTGATTGCTGTAACACTCTGTATTCATGACGTTTTGATAATCTATCAAAAAGTTCATACCTTGGATTACCTTGATCTGCATCTACTGCATCTTGCACATACGGTAATTTTGAAAGAATAGAAGCTATGAAACTTTTACCCGAATCTGGTTGTCTATTTGCTAATGGGATATCTGGCATTTGTAATAATTAGTTTGAAAAGATATTTATCAACATTTAAAGATTAATATTTAAATTTGATAGTGTTTTTTCGAAATCTGATATAGTTTGTAATGGTGATGATGAATATAACCCTGAATTATCATCAGCGGTAGTACCATCTGTAGTAAAAAATTTAGAATCTATAGTATATATTTTTTTAACAACTTCATCCATTTTTTTAAATAACCATCCTTTTATTGTAAAATTAGTAGATGCTGTTATTCTATATGGTTGAGTTGGTCCTAAATTATCAGGATATTGTAATTGTACATTACCATCCCATAAAACTTCTGATCTAATTTCATAAGGAATACTAGAATTTGAAATGCTTGGTAATTTCCAAGAAATAACAATATATGGGTCACAATATGGTATAAAATTTGTAAGAATTTGATCCAGATCTGCTTGATATCTGGTTATTATTGTCATTGTTATGCCAATATTAACAGGAACTGGTTGTGGTATTTTTTTTAATAAACTTTCAGTTGTTGATTTGCTTTGATAATCTACTAAAAATCCTTCATTTTTATTAAAAACTCTCTGCTGATCTCTTGAGATACCTGATACATTAACCGCAATAACAGGAACAGTCAAACCACCAGCTGCTGGACTGTTTAAATTACTAAAAACTCTTTGTTTAGGTGAATATACAAATAAAACTTTATCACCACTTAATGGTTGGACTAAATTGTTGTTATGATCATAGCGTTTAATGATGACATCATTAAATGCACCAACAAACTGTTCTACGAGGGTTTGTACTTCCCAATTAAATGTATAATTCTTCATCTACTATTATATTTAGTAGAAAAATTATTTATTTGAACAGATTCTCGAAATCAATATTATTATTAATACTACTTTTTATTAAATCTACATCTAATGCCTTTTTAACACAATTACATATATAATATGTTAAATTAATTTTATCTTTACCAACATGACCTCTACCATAACATTTTTTACAATTTGAACTTGGTAATTGTTTTAATGGTAGTTGACCATATCTAATAATTTAAAATCTTCTTCTGGTATTGTATTGAAATTACCAGAAAAAGCACTGTATATGTGTTTAATTGATTTTTGCATTTATAGTTAATATTGTATCCCAAAATTTATTACCTGCAACTTTATTAGGATAAACTATGAGATTTGTTTCAATTTCGGGGGCATTTTTAGATAATGTTTTAACTCTATAGTCAAAATAAACCAAATTATCATCTTCGTGAAGTTCAACATCAAATGGAATTGGAATTTCTACTTTTTCTTTTTGTTTTTTTGCAGTATCCATTATAAACGTCAAATAAAAATTCTTTTGATAAAAAATTATCATTTTACCTTGTTTGTGTATTTTTTTACCAAGTTCTAATGTAAGATTTTTTTGTAATAAAAATTTACATGCTTTTTCTAAAGGTGTACCGTGTATTGTCATATTATTTGTCCATGAATGCTGATTTTTGTTGAGGTGTCATCTTAACAATGACTCTATCAAAATATTCCCAAAACTTATTCTGAGGTGTTGTGCTTACAACTGATACCACAATACATGTTTCAGTTGAAACATTTCTCCAATCTTGCATTATTAGATCCCACACTGTAACAAGACCTTTTTGTGCTGCATTATATGGAGGTCTATTAAGTGGTTTTTTGAAATTTAACAATTGTTTTCCTAAAGGACTATTCAGTAATTTAAAATCAATCGTGCAAAGCATTCTTCTAGTTGTAGGTCTTCGTCTTCTATCTCTTCTAGTAAATCTTAACTCAACAAGATTACTAGAACAAAGATTAGCCAATCCTCCAACTGAGATAGACATTACTTCTTATTACCCTTCTTGGGTGTTTCGGTTTTTGCTTCACAAACACCAAAGATTCTTGATTCATTCAAGAATACAATATGTTTCAAGTCATTTAAATTAGCAACCTGTATACCTTTATCATTCGGAAATACAATTATATCTCCTTCCTTTACAGTTCTACAATCTGGACCAGCAAGGATGACCTTTGCCAATCTCCATGTAAAATTAACAGCATTAATTGGAACCCAAATATTGCCTCTTTTAATTTCTGTACCATCATCATTTAAGTCAATGTACTGACACATTAAAATATCATCTAAAACTTTTGTTAAAGTCCAATTATCCAATTCAAATGCATGTCCTAGATATGTATCTAGTTGTACTTTTCCACCAATTCTATCTTCTTGTTTAGGTCTTGAGATCATATAGTTTATTTAGGAGCTATATTTAATTGTTCAAGTGTGTGAACATATAATTCAACTTCTTTTCTAGATAATTCCATAGAATTCGATAACAAATTAACATTTTCTTGAAATTCATCATTATCCTGAGTTTCTAAAACTGGTTTTTTAATATATTCTATCTTTTTAGCATATTTTGGAATAATACAACGATATATTTTTGATGTAACTTTAGAATCCATAGAATTCCATCTATTATTAGTTGCATTAACGATCTGTGCAATTGGTTTGCTTGCCATAGACAACCATCTATTACACATATATGTTGAAACTAATGACGATTCTGGCTCTTTGTTAGAGCTTTTTAAAATCCAATCTAGATATTCAAATATATTATTTTTTGACATATAAATTTTCAAACTTCAATGAGCTATTGTGCCATTCTGGTGTATTCATACTATCACCTAATCCAAAATGTACAACTTTAATCGGTGCTACACCCATTTTAAGTTTGTTACTATTGGCGTTTATACAAAATGTTATGTCATAATGATGAAACTCAAAGTTTTCATCAAACTTGGTATTAGTTTCAAGTAATCTTTCAACATTAACTGCTAAAAATAACCCATCAAGAACCAATGCTCGTGATTTAGAAGGTCCAAAAACAGTTGTCCAAGTATTTCCATCATGAGCATGACCAACTTCTCCAACCCAATCTTCTTTATTAGACATTAAATGCCATGCTTTTGGTCTTGTTGTATCAACTTTCTTTGCTCCTGCAAGTCCAACAATATCATATTTTTCAAAAGCAATATCCAATTTTTCTTCTATAAAGAGATCTTCAATTAATACGTCATCATGAACAAAAATTATCTTTTTATCCTTAAAAAAATTGTTGATATATCGATTATAAACTTCAGGAAGTCCTGTTTTATTCTTATAAAGAATATCACACTTATTAACATAACCAGCTTTTTCTAAAAAGATTGCGATTTGCGAACTTTGCCAAAAATCTTCCTTGTTAAATTGAGTTGCTATTACGAAATGATAATTATTTTTTGTATTTGACATATAAAAGAGTAAATATATACATCATATAATAATGAAAAAGCTAAACAAAGTCAAGTTAAAGAATAAAGTTTCTAAGAAACAACCAAAAACCACTGTCCCTGATCGTTGTTCATGCGAAAAAAAGGCAGCAAGAGAAATTTTAAAAAGAAATATGAGTGGTAGCGAAAAATTAAATGAAGCTACCGACTTAATGTTTGCTGAAAAGTTTTTAATTTCATTATTAAGAGAACAGGATGAAATTCAACCAGATGTAAATCAAGAAGATCAGACTGTTGGTGACGATGTAGGTGCAAATCCTGATGAGTTTACACCACAACAGAATGAAAAAGATTTTACAAATTCCTTAGATCAGGGAACAAATGCATCAGAGTTTGATATTGAAGGTGTATCTTCAGCAGTAACAGCAGAAACAATTAAGAAAGTAAAAGATTGGGCTATCAAATTAAATGATTTTGAAAAGTTTTTAAATGATCCAACAGAAAATTCTCTACATAGAATTCTTGCTGATAATGATAGAGCAGGAAGTCTTTTAAGAGGTATCACTCGTAAAGCTTCAGATTCAATCACTCGTATTGCTGGTGAAATTGCAAAGTTAAAAGAAGTTCTCAATACTTTCGTCAATACTGCACCTAAGAAACTTCGTGATACTGAGCAATTGAAGTTAGGCAGTTAAGGTATTGTTTACAATTTTATTGTAATCAAGTTCATCAAAGTCTTCAAAGACTGCCCATTCGTTAAAGTCTTTATAACCTTTACCGACACCCCAAGAGAAAACTGTTTCACCCTTCTTTAGAAGTTCTGCCATCTTTTCCTTTGCAGTTTCATCATATTGAGGATTATCAAGAACCCATATTCTTTTATGGAAAGGAAATTCTGCAAGTTGTGTAGCTTGTGTCTTTGTAAGTGAAATGCCAGCAACTGCAACTCCATTTTTAACAAACATAGCATCAATTGGACCTTCAAAAAGGAAAATATAAGGTATTTCAATGTCAACTCTATCTATACCAAATACTGTTTTATCATATCCAGCTTTACCCAAGTATCGTGGCTCTTTCTTATCCAATGCTCTAGTCTGATAGAATACGACTTTTTTGTTTCTATCATAAAATGGAATACACAAACGATTGGAGTGTGTACCATCGGTTAAACTTATGAACAGATTTGGAGACTTATTAATCGCCGTATGCATCCTACGAGCCTTCAAGTAATCTACAGCCATGTTAAAATGTTTGTTAGATGAATAGAAGTTACATTGAACTTCATCAAATAAATTAATTGAGTCATATGGAAGATCTGGAAGTTCTTTACGTTTAAATGCAATAGTTCCATTATCCTTTTTAAGGACATCTACCGCATAATCGTTAGTGTCTAGTTCAATTTGAACCTCCTCATATGTCATGCCTGTTGCAGACTTAATCCAGTTAAGTGCAGACCATGTTTTGCTACAATTAAAACAATGAAAAGTATTACTTTCAGGGTAATACCAAAGTCTTTTCTTTTTACCAAAACTTTTACCTTCTTTGCAAATTGGACAAGCTGCATTATACTGACCATTATGCTTCTTAAATTCAGGATCAATTGCATAACTCATGAATTTATTCAAAACATAAGTGCTGGGAAGTCTGTAACTCATACCAATAAAGGTATCAGTTGTGATGTTTTTGTCAATTAAAAATCTAAATCCTCATCATCTTCATCTTTTTTAGATGAAAATTTTTCCATATCTACTGGATCTTTTTCATTTTTATCTTCAACTTCTGGCTCTTCTTCCATATCTTCATATTCTTCAACTGGTTCTATTTCAGAATTTGGAGTATATGGTTTAAATGGACTTTCTTCTTGATCTATTAAAAACTTGTAAAATATTTTTGCATAACCATCTGC